GATTGAAATGATTGAATATTTTGGTGAAATAGAAACACAAACAAGGCATACTGCAAAATCATTTTTTATATCAGGCGTTAACTCCAAAATATCGGAGCGCATAAGGGTAGAGTTTACATTGGAAGTATTAGAAGAATTAAAACAAGAATCACCTTTCCCAAATTATGTACCGCATCAATATATAAATAACAAAATCACCGAACTAAAAAAACAGTATAAAATGAAAAACGTAATACAAATAACCGATAAGATATTAGGTGTGATTGTGCCGAGTGATGCTTATGATTTTGAATTTATACATAATAAAACAAGGGTAGGTTATAAAATAGACCATAGGTTATCTTATATTGATTTACCAAAAGGGAATTTTAAAATACACGGTATATGCACACTACCAGCGTTTGACTTTGATTTTGAAGTTGATGAAGAATGGGTTGAAAAAAAATGGTTAGATAAAACAGAGTCATACGTTTATTTGGATTATACCTCTATAAATAAAAATCAATACTTTATAATGAGTACCGATTCTGACAATAAGGAAAAATCATTCCGCACCCGCATACAAAAGGCAATACAAGATGAAGGAATGTTTGTTGTGAATCCGTATGGTGAAAATAAACCACAAGAATTAGTTGATTATACAGGTAGGAAAGATGGTATAATTGCTAATAGTTTAGAATTAGAACAATGGAAGTCATCCGAATCCAAAACAGTAAAAAAACTTTTAATCATTGAAAAAAATTAAGTTATGCCACATAAAGATTGCACATGCAACAGCCGTACAGTAGATGAAACATTTAACAATGTAATTCATAGTACAGATTGTGAATTATACGAAAGCAAGTACCCACAGAAAGACAAGTTAGATGAATTGATTGAGTGGATGGAACAAGCTGTTGAATCATGCAAAATACAAGAATCATCATTTAGAGAATCAGAAATGGAAAATGCTGCATCTTGTTCAGGTGCAATGGGAATGGCATATCAATTAACAATCAACAAAGCAAAAGAGATAAAAGATGGAAAATAAACTACAACAGGCAAAAGAAAAACATTGGATAAATAGACCAGAACCACAAAAATAAATTTTGTAAATTAAATTTAAAATCTTATATTTGAGTATGAATACAGATAAATTAGTTGAATACGGAATATATTCTTTATTATATATAGTTATATTTTTTATTATTTCATTATTTGTTGGTTTTTTTTGCAACTTTTGTGGCGTACTTAGCAACAGCGGGTGTTTTCTTTTTAAGTATTTCAATGATAAAACTAATTATTTATTTAGATGATTTAATTTTAAAAATAAATGAATACAGACGAAATAAAGCCACTGATTAAGGCGGTCAAAGAAAGTGTTAACAAAAGAATACTTAACTGGTATTCAGCACGACAGCTAACAATGAAACAAAAAATGATGTTTCTAAGGCACGGAATTAAGGCGGAATGTCGCAGACGAGACAAGGCATGGTTTGAAATTGATATGATATGCAGTTAACAGACCCAATAAAAGTTTTTGAAGAAAATAGGCATTTGGTTTCTATTGAAGGATTTTATTATAAATTTATAGCTGTGTTAAAGCCAAGAAATTTAATGACAGAAAAAGAAAATGAAATACTGAATTTTATATTATGTAACGATTATGTAATTATAAAAAACTTTACAACAAACATTGTTTAAATGCAGTTAGACCATATTTTTATAATAACATTGCCACATCGTAAAGATAGGCTAAATTCAATTACATCTCAATTGGATGCATTTGGACTTGAATACGAAGTTTTTAACGGTGTAAACGGAAAGAAGATAAAAGCTAAATATGCATCAGATAATGCAAATGTAGGTTGTACAGCATCGCACGGACAAGTTTTACAGAGAGCGCAAATTATGGGGTTAAGTAATTGCTTGGTATTGGAAGATGATTGTGAGTTATCAGATGATTTTTTACAAAGAATTAATGATTTACAGTTACCTGAAAATTGGGATTTATGTTATTTAAGTGGAACGCATCGAGAACAACCTATAAAAGTTAACGATACAATTTCAAGATGCGTAAAAACGCTAACTACTCATGCTTATATAGTAAATATACAGAAAGATTCAATATACAGATTAAGGCATCGTTTGTTATATGCATTTGAAGAGCCTGTTGATTGTTATTTTGCAAATTTGCAAAAATTTAATTATTTTTACGTTCTAAAAAAACCGATAGCATGGCAAAAAGGTGGTTATTCAGACATAAACGGTCGTGTAATGTATTATGAATGGTTAAAAGAAGAAATTAAATGAAAAAACAATACTTACAAATAGCATTAGATTTTTGTGTTATAAAAAACTATCAAGATTCTGATGGTTTATTTTATACTGAAGTTGTAATTGATGGGAAAGAGGTTAAATTCCAAACAAGTCAGTTTTTTGTTTCTGAAATGGGTGCTTTATGTGCGTTTATGTATGGGTTAAAAGAAAATGGACTATTAAAATGAGTGAACTAAGCGACATCATACAAGAATTATCAAAGAATTTTAAGGTAACAATACGCCCGAAGTCATTAGAAGAATACCGAAATTATCTATATCATATAAAAACAATCTGTATAAATAACGAAATTTACCCTGAAAATTTATACGCATATCATTTTACAAAAGAAAAATATCCGTACCTAACCTGTAAAGATATGGCAGACATAATGGATTTATCAATGTCTAATTACAGCAAAAAAAAGGAAAAGTGGATATTTGAAATAAATACGTATGACGATGTAAAACAAAATATTGAGAAAATTAAAAGTGTTTTGAATGGGTAAGCGTAAATACATAGAAACACCCGAAAAGATGTGGGAACTGTTTACCGAATACAAACAATGGGTAAAATCAAATCCTATTAAAGTACAGGATTATGTAGGAAAAGATGCTGAAATGGTTTATAGAAGTAAAGAGCGACCTTTAACAATAGACGGTTTTGAGTGTTGGTGTTATGATAATGAGATTATAAGTGATTTAAGCCAGTATTTTGCAAATACAGAACAAAGGTACACTGATTATCAAACTATCTGTACACGCATACGCAAAGCGGTTAGAACAGACCAAATAGACGGTGGCATGGCTGGAATCTACAATCCTTCAATTACACAGCGATTAAATGGATTAACTGAAAAGATAGAAAACGACATAATCGTATCTGAAAAAGTAGTTGCAAAGCTACCCGATGGAACGGAAATTGAATTATAAATGGTAACAGTTGACCTATCTAAGAATGAAAAGCAGAAGGAACTTTTTAACGAGGTTATGTATGCTATTCAGAAAAAACAGAACGGATTAGAAGACTATAATAAGTATTTCTTTTACGGAGGTGCTATTCGTGGCGGTAAAACGTTCTGTATTCTTACCATCCTTACTATACTTTGCCGAATGTTTCCTAATTCTAAATGGGTTGTTGTACGTGCAGATATGCCGGCACTAACTACCACCACCATCCCATCCATTGAAAAGATAATCGGGACTTCACCTAACTGGAAATGGTCACGAGATAAGTCTAACTGTTTCGTTAAGCACAAGAACGGCAGCAAGATAATATTCAAGGGCGAAAATATAACGTCTGACCCTGAATTAAATGATTTCTTAGGATTAGAGTGTAATGGTTTCTTCCTTGAGCAAGTGGAGGAGTTAAGTCAGAAGATGTGGTATCGTGCATTAGAGCGTTCAGGTTCTCACTATGTAACTAAGATGCCACCACCATTTATATTCTCATCGTTTAACCCTACCCAAACATGGGTAAAAGACTTTATATACGTTCCATATCAAAAGAATACGCTAAACACACCATTCTACTATATTAATGCAAGTCCTGTTGATAACCCATTTGTTACTAATGACCAATGGAGTGCATGGCAGAACCTGGATGAGCGTTCACGTAAGATAATGATTGAAGGCGATTGGACAAATTATGATACGGATGCTAAGTTCGTTTATACGTTTAGAGAAGAGAAACACATAAGAGAAACGAAATACGACCCTACTCAAATCACTTACTTATCATTTGACTTTAACAGGAATCCATTTTGTTGCACGATTATTCAGCAATATGACGGTGCAATACACGTTCCGATAGTAATTAAGTTAATGAACGCAAATACATATGAATTATGCGAGTATATCCGATTGAATTATCCAGCACCTTTGTACTATGTTACGGGTGACTATTCAGGTAAAACACGTGGAACGTTAAACGAAGACAATTATCACAATTACGACATTATCCAGCAAAAATTAAACATACCTTCAAAATATATGTACTTAGTGCCAAATCCACCGTTAAAGACAAATAGAGTGCTTGTTAATGCTGTGTTGGAACATTACCCTTGTTACTTTGACACTGAAGGTGCTAAAGATTTGATATTTGACATGAAACACGTTGAAATACTGCCTGATGGAACTATTAAAAAGACAGACAGGAATGACCCAGCGCAACAAAGTGATGCCCTTGACTGCCTGCGCTACTTTTTAAATGTATTTATGTCAGATTTTATACGCAATATGTAATTTTTTTATTAAATTTGTCTAAAATAGATAAAATGAGTTGTATTTGTGTTTGGAATGTAGAAGTTCCGTTGTGTGCAGAATCGGTTATTGTGCCTACTGCATTAGATAGCGGTGTTTATAAATCTGTAATTACTGATAAGTTCGGTCAAAAGTATGAACGTGAAATAACTGTTTATGGTGCTGATTTTACAATAGACTTAACTGATTACCCTATTGGATTGATAACAGAGTATTCGCTATTGTTATTTGAGTTATACGATGGATGCGAATTGCAAGCGATTGGTAATTGTGATGTAGAATATAAACAATTGGTATTAAAATTCATTCCCAAAGATACACCTGAAACTGAAATTGAATTATGTTGCAACTAATAGAAATAAGTTTAATTTGTACAGGTATTCATGTTTGCTTTATGGAAGGCATGATATTTGGGTTTTTAGGTGAAAAAATGGAACATTGGATATTTAAACCAATTGCAATGTGCTTACCATGTATGGCATCTATATGGACTGTTTTATTAATGTTACAAGTTGACATTAAAGCAATGTTGATAGTGTGTGGTATGAATGCGATTATTGCAAGTTTGTTGCAGTTCTTTGATAACACAAAACTACCTGAAAATGAGTAAGCCTGATGCTATACAAGGATTCAAACATTATAAAACATGTAGATGTGGCGGTTCTTTGCAACACAGATACGAAAATATAGAATATCCCGCTAACAAGTATTGGATATATCCGACAAAGGGACAAGTAAGAATATTTAAAGATAATAGAACGGTAGGCACTTATCCATTGAGTAAATTACAAGAAAAAATAGCTGAATATGGCATTTAAAGCAATAAAAAACAAATTCAAATCATTGTTTACACGTTTCCCAAAAGACGTGAAATACCCTATTAGGGAGGCATTCACTATTGAAGGGCGTACCTTTTACCAATTTGAAGATACGTTTAATATACCGTATCAAAGAGGGTTAAAGACGGTTACGTTCTATGAAGAAGCTCGTATGAAGATAACTTATGAGTATTTAGAACAACATACGAAAGCGATTGATAAAATTTTAGGCTCACAAAAGATAGACGTATTTAAAATAAAAGCGTTGCATGATATATTAAAGGAACGTATGAAGTGGTATTGTGATACTGATATAATGTATAAGTTAGCGTCTGTTGTTTTCTTTGAGAAAGGTGACAACCCGACAACATACGACTTTAAAAAAGTTGCTGAAAATATAGAGTTTTGGAAACAACATAAATCAGTAACCGATTTTTTTTATCAAACGCCTTTGTTGATATTGTTTCCGTTTTTGACCGAATTAGAATTGAATTTGGAGACTTATTCGGAAATAACAAAGGCGTTGACCAAACAGCATTCGGATTTGGTTACTTCTATTCTGTCCGAAAAGTAGAATCGGAAATAAGAGAACTTCAATTAAATTTTGTTGGACATGATGAGTCCAAAATAGAATCATTAAAGAACATGACTATTTATGAGTTTTATTTTTCGTTAAACTCTAAGCGTCAACAAAATTTAAAAGACAATGAAATATCTAATAGAGTTAGTAGCAGACCCAAAAGGAATTGATCCAGCCATAACGGCAATAGATGAGTTAAACGCTAAAGAAAAAGAACTCAAAGCCACAACGGCTACCGTTTCAACAGAACAAAAAAAGATGTTAGATGCTTACGCAGAAAAGGCTAAGTTAGGTAAGGCTTCCATTGATAAAATGGTGGATGGATATAAGCAGTTAGGAAAGGCTGCAACAGGTGCTTTTGGTGGTGAAGCTATAAAGGGTGCAACTAAAGCAGCGGAATCTTTCAGAACGCAGTTAAGAAGCTCACGTGAAGAGGTTACTAAGTTATTTGTAGAGGGAAAGGCTACAACATCACAAATATATGAGGCTGCACGTGCGGGTGGTAATTTAAAAGATGCTATAGGTGACGCACAACAAGCAATATCAGTATTAGCAAGTGACACATTTAAATTTGACGCTGCTTTGCAAGGCGTTCAATTAGGTGCAGCAGGATTTCAGGCATTAACAGCGGGTGCTGCATTGTTTGGTAATGAAAGCGAGGACTTACAAAAAGTCTTAGTGAGATTAAATGCGGTTATGGCATTCACACAATCTTTACAACAGATAATCAATTTAACTCAAAAACAATCGGCTTTAAGTTTAGGTGCTAATGTTGTAGCACAAAGAGCATATACATTAGTAGTAGGACAAAGCACAGGAGCAACAAAAGCATTTAAAATAGCCTTAGCATCAACAGGTATTGGATTAATTATAATTGCATTAGGTACACTTATTGCCAACTGGAAAGAAGTATCAAGTTGGATAGGTATTACAGGTGAAAAATTAGATAAAATAAAAGATACATTTTCAGGTGTTACGGCAGGTATAAAAGCATTTTTTGAATCAACAGGAAAAGTGTTAAAAGATGTTTTCAAAGGTGACTTTTCAGAAGCGTATAATGATGCTAAGTTAATTGGTAAAAATGTTGGCGAAGCATTTAATAAAGGAGTAAAAGAAGCTAAGTTAGAACGTGCTTTAACTGATTATGCAGAAGGTTTGGATTTCTTTGTAAGGGTTGCAAGTGCAACAGGTCAGGAATTACAAGCGTTACAGTTACAGTTTGAATCAGCACAGGCACGATTGAAGTTAGCTAAGAAAAAAGATGATAAAGAATTACAAGATGCAACTATTGCATTTTTAGAAGCTGACAAGGCTCTAAAGGATTATTATAGCGAGAAAGAGAAAGAGCGACAAGAAAAACTGAAAAAACAAAGAGATGATTTGGCTAAAAAACAAGCTGAAATTGATGCATGGTTAGATGAAATGAATGAATACTATGCTGATAAGAACCTTAAACGAATAGCAGATAATGAAAAGTCATTTTTAGATTCTGAAAAGAAGAAATTAGCTGCTGCTACGGAAACAAACCGAATATTACAAGAACAAGCAGATGATATACTAAAAACAAATCAATTAAACTTTGAGAAACTTAGAGAGCAATTAGATTATGAGAATCAATTAAAACAAGATGCATATTTAGAAGAAAAAAAGGCTAAACAAGAAAGAGATGAAGCTATAAAAGAAACATCTATTCAAATAGCACAACAAACGGCAGACTCTATTTTTCAAATAGTAAACACACAACGAAATAATGAGTTTAACACACAAATACAGGACTTAAACACATTAAGAGACAGAGAACTTTCAAGTAAAGATTTAACTGAAGCGCAAAAGGCACGAATAGAGGAACGTTATCAAAGACAAATAGCAGCTATAAAAACTAAACAGGCTATTGCAGATAGAAACGCAGCATTAGCACAAGCTATTATAAACGGTGCATTAGCTATTACTAAAACCATTGCATCATTAGGTTTCCCTGCTGCTATTCCTGCGGTTATTGCAGTTGCAGCACAAACAGCGTTACAAGTTGCTGTTATTGGAGCGCAAAAGATACCTAAATTTGCAAAAGGTACTGAATTTGTACATGGTGGCGGAACAGAAACTTCAGATAGTGTTCCTGCAATGCTTTCACGTGGAGAACGTGTGATAGATGCTAAAACAAACAAGCTATTAAAAGGTATTCCTAATAAAATGTTGCCACAATTATTGATTCCAGATATAGCGAGTACCGTAAACGGAACTAATTTTGATTACAATAAAATGGCTAAAGTATTTAGTAAAGAGTTGGCTAATAATCCTGCATTAATGGTTAACTTTGATAAAAGCGGTTTTAATACATTCATAAAAAATGGCGTTACGGTATCGCAAATAAAAAACAATAGAAATGGAGTTTAAATTCTATATAAACGATGTTGAAGTAGATGAGCCTGTTGGTTTTGACGCTACAAAGATTAAGCTAAAGCGTTCTGAAAATTGGCATGGTGTAATGGCAGAGTCAACAGATGAAACTGTAGAGTTTTACGGACAAGGGTTTGATATTTTAAGTGGACTTTATGCGATTAGTGGAATAGATGCAGTAGCTGTATTAAGAATAGAATATTATTGTAGCGGTGTGTTAGAAGAAAGCATAGAGTACAATGTCACATTTTACGAATACAAAGAGTTTTGTGGTAATGATTGTTATTGTATTGTAGGAATTGAAAAGTCGGGATGCTACTATCAGTTAGTTAACGCATTAGATACAAAAGTAAACTTAGATAATTTAATCTCAATAGACAACACAACCGAATTAGCAGAATATGAGTATTTGGGTAAAGAAATAGAAGTCCCGAGTAAAACAATAATTATAACAGATAGCGGAAATTTAACTGAAGACTTACACCAAGATTGGATGACAGGTCTTTCAAATACATGGGTTGTACCAACAGGCGCAACAGAGTTCTTTATTTATTTGCCACTTGAAATTCAGTTAAATGAAATGGATTCTTTTGCACCGAGTCCTTCTATTCAATGGTGGGTTAATCCCGATGCAGGAGGACAAAGCGGTGATGAAGAATTTTTATTTATTAATGAGTTCAGCGGTCAGTTGTGCGGGAATAATAATGAGTTTAGAATACAAGCAAAAGTTAAGGCTAATATTTATTCAGATGTCAGTTCTTTGGCGGGTAACCCAACAATAAAAGTTGTAATTTTTAAAAAGAAAGTAGATAATAGTTATGTAAATATTTATACGTCTACTGATTTATCGGTTAATGTTGGGAATGTGCATTCGGCTACTATTGATTTGGATATTGACACAACATTTATTTTAGACTTAGGAGAGAAATTAGAATATGCCATAAGATACGATTTTACGGGGACAGGCGGAACTGTATTTAATACATTGTATGCTGACATATTTAAAGAGTGTACATTCTTAATGACAAATAACTCTTTGTGTGACGCTACAAATAGTAAAATGTATTTACCACACGAAACATTAAGCAGAATTTCAGAGTATGTAACAAATAACTGTTTAACCGTTTATAGTGATTATTTAGGGCGCACAGATTCACAGCCATATAATTACAGTGAAGATGGATGTGGTGCATTATACGGATTAACAACAGGACTATTTTTAAGGCGTATAGAAGACGTTAAAACAGGAGACCAAGCACCAATATTCAGTTTGTCTTTTAATGACGTAATTAACGCATTAACCGCTGTTAATCCTTTAGGTTTTAGCATTGAAACAATCGGAGAAAATGAAGTAATAAGAGTTGAGGACTGGAAGTACTTTTACAATGATAGTATTATTGCAGATTTGGGAACGGTATCTATTGAAAAAGAGCCTAACTTAAAGCTACACTTTAAGAACTTTAAAACAGGATATGCAAAGTATGAAGCTGAAGAGTACAACGGATTGGATGAATTTTTAACGGAACGAGAATACACTACTAAGTTAATTAACCATAACGGAAAATTAGAAAAAGTATGTCAATTTGTAGCGAGTGGTTACGCTATAGAGATAACGAGGCGTAAAGGAAATGCAGATTCTAAAGATTGGCGTTTTGATAATGATACTTTTATTATATGCTTAAGACGTTATTACGGTGGTTTGGAAGTTGAGCAAGGTAATATTTTAGATGCAGAAAATATCATCGACCCACCAACTATATTAAACTTTAGAATTAGTCCTGCCCGAATGGCAATGCAATGGTTTCAATATGCAACTACATTTATAAAAGGCGCTAAAGAGTTGATTTTCTCAACAGGAAAAGGAAACGTAAGTGCAAAAGGTGAAATGTTTAGTGATTGCGTATTAGAAACTCAATCTATTGCGGAAAATCAGAACTTAACACAGCCTTACTTTATAGAGTCGCAAAACGGTATTTATACACCTGAATTGCACTCTATTAAAAACGTTCCATTTACATTTAAGCAGTATAAAGCATTAAAAGAAAATACAAATGGATTATTTGCATATAAATGTGATGAAACACAGCGTTACGGATGGGTGCAAGAAGCGAGTTATTCGTTTGTTGATGGAACTATTGATTTAATTTTAATCCCAAAAGTTGCATAAATCAAAAAGATTGTGTAATATTGCACATCATCGTTTTTTCATATTACTTTTGTTTTGCCGTCACTAACAAGTGGCGGTTTTTTTATTAAGATAGTGCAAATGTCAATTATTTTTATTAAATTTGCATAACTCGGGCGTATTCGCCAATAGTTTTTCATCTTAATTTTATTGGTTTTGAATATTATAAGTCCTGAATTTAGCTTCTTAGATTTCAATTATATAGATAATGATGTTTGCGATAATCAAAGTATAGTATCACTCCCTGTATGTAATGACTTATCAATAAAAGCGCAGTTTTCTATTGAGTCAGAAACGGAAACACCAACAACAGAGGCTTTATATATTGCGATTGCGGATGAAGATTGCAACGTTATTTTAGATAATGACATTGAAGTTACACCTATTTGCTCTAAATACAAGTTTTACACGACATATGATGAAGCGGAAGTTCTTGATACAAACCCTTATAATCTATGCAATACAGACAATAACGAACCTACAAATATCTTTAATTTAGATTCAAATCCTTTTGATTTAATTACAAGCGATGATTTGGTTTTTGATGTTATTTATAGTCCTATCGGAAATCAGTTTCAGTTGTATTGTGAAGATAAAACGTATATAATCGAATGGTCTGTAGAAATTACCTATGTAGAATACTACACATACACCGCTATAGATAACGTTTATTTTGTAAAAATAGCCTTTGATGTCACATCATCAGGCAAATTAAACTTCAGACGTTTTATGAATGATGTGTTTGATGTTAACCATAGCACGACAACAACCTACAACTTAGGAACTGATACTATGTCAGTAGCAGACATTCCGGCTAATTCTTACCTGAATAATTACCTTTTTGTCGAAAACATAAACACAGTAACTCCGTCAACATATGCAGGTAAATATTTCTATTGGAATGAAAATCAAGTTAATTACACATCAATAGGAACTGCAATTACACCACTATTCAGCTTTGAAACATCATTAACATTTGCTGATTCATACAACTTTAGGTATTTCTATACAGGCATTTATAATGACATGATAGGAACGGTTACTATTGATGGAGGTATAGACCCACCGACTGTTATAAATGTTTCTTTTAATAGTTATGATGGAACTTTAGATATACCATACTTTGCAACAAACACAGGAACGCACACAATAACAATAGAAATAACAGATTTTTCAGGTCATAAAAATGGATTATCAATACAAAAAATAGAAAAGTATAATATTGTTTTTTACAACGTAACAAACAACATAAGTGGAAATATTCCTGTCGGAAATTATAGTAGAAACGAACTTATAGCATTAATATCATCAATTTTAGGATTCGATTTTGACTGTGAGTTTACATCGTGTTGTGAAGTTCCTGAAATTGAATTTAATATTTTACTTGCCGACGATGATACTATATATAATTACAAACTAAGTTCTTACTGGAAAAAAGGATTTATTAACTTCCCTGAATTACCTTTAGATTCTATAAATAATGATTGTTTTGCTTATGCAATATTAGATAGTGAAAAGAAATTGATAGCTTGTTCTAATTTATTCCACAAAGAAGATGATTGTTGCTATATAACAAAAATTGAGTATTCAAACAACGAAGATTCTTTTGGTTTCACATATCCTGAAGGAGTTACAAACATGGTGTCTTTGCCATTCTTTTTGCATTCACCAAGTTATCCAACTACGGAAAAAATATATAAGCAAACAAACGGAATTTACAAGCGTTTGAGTGCAGATATTGAGAAAGAGTATGAGTGTGAAACTGATTATTTTAATGAGCAAATACATGATAAGCTAATTACTGCTTTAAAGCATGACATTATTATAGTTACTTCTAACCGTTTAGGAATTACAGACCAAATGACGCAACAGGGTGATTATAATTTGAATTGGAATAGCAAAATAGAATTTACTGCTATGGCAGAATTTAATCTAAAAAAATACTTTAATGGAAAAAACAGCAACTGCGGTGCAAACTGCTAAAGGAATATTATTAATAGCAATAGGCTCAAGTGAATACTTAGAAATGGCTAAAAACTTAGCTATGTCAATTAAACATTTAGAGCCGGAAATGCCTATTTGTTTAGCACATAATTACGAATATATTGATAAGACGTTGTTTGATTTTGAAGTTAAAGTACCTAATGAAAGTTGGAATACAAAAGGCAAAGTAGAATATATAAAAGTAAAGACGTGGATGTATGATTTTAGCCCATTTCAGGAAACTATTTTTTTAGATGTGGATATGGTATGGTTATTCAATAAAAAACCTTCAGAACTATTTAATCAATGTACAGGATTAGATTGGACTATGTCAAACACAGGATTAGCAGAAGTTTCAATATGGTGTGACATTAAAGACATTAGAAAGCAGTACCCAAAAGCGCAAATGTGGAATTACCACAGCGAGTGTGTGTATTTTAATAAGTCTGAAAAGACAAAAAAATATTTCGATAAAGTAAAGTATATGTATGAAAACCCGACTGTAAAAGGAACTAATTTTGGTGGTGCATCAATAGCAGATGAATTAGCATTTCAATTAGCGTCATTAGAATTAAATGAGTTTCCACATAAAGAAAATTGGACTCCGATATTTTGGTATGCAAGAGACAAAAAGTCAACACATTTGCAACCATACAAGTTAAGTGAAACATATTTTGCTTATTCAGTAGGCGGAAATAAATTGCCCGTAACGATTAAAAACAACTTTAGTACAATATCTAACTATCATTCTAAAATGAGTAAGTTAGGCAAGCCATATAAGATTAGAGATAAAAAATCATTCATTCCTGAAAGACGTAGTTTATGACACCGATAGAACAAATAAACATATTCAACCACCATGAAGATAAAATAAAGTGGAACATAAAAAAAGATGCTTTAAAACTTTATAAGGCTCTAAAGACTCATGCAGATGGATTAGTTCCTGAAGAAATAATCAAAGAGCGCAGACCTAATGAGCCTGATGCTATTATGGATTATAGATTTAAAATCTATGCACCAAAGACAGAACACCCGATTTCTAAAGTAATTACTTCTTTAACTAAAATAAGACGTTCACCAGATTGGAAAGTTGATTATGATGCAACTAAAGAACCTGCTTTTTTGGTGAGTGCTGACAAAACATTAAAGCGTTATTTGGAAAGTGATTATCCTGTTTACGATAATTTAGATTCATGGTTATTTGATGAATGTTTGCAAAATATAATGATAGATGCAAACGCAGTATGCGTTATCGTTCCTTTATCTTACAATATAGAGGTAGGTGAATTTTATAAACCAATTCCATATATCGCAAATGTTGATGAAGTTATTTACTACAAAGAAAACGATTATACGATAGTAAAAACAGATAGAGATTATGAATACGCAGATGAAAGCGGAAAGCGTGAATATGATATTCATATTTTATCGACACGAAATGAAATTGTTGAGTATGTAATCTTAGAAACAAAAGGGCAAAAGGTATATTTAGAACTAAATAGACTTCAGCATAATTTTGATGAATTACAGGCGTTCAGATTTAGAGGTTTATTCTATAAGAATGAAGATGGAGATATTATTTGGAAGACTCCGATAAATTCAATGGTAACGCATTTAAACGAAGCTGCACGTATGTATTCTGATTTACAGGCAGAATATGTTTTACACATGCACTCCGAAAAATGGACTATTAACACTAACACTTGTAAGAAGTGCAACGGAACAGGTAAAACAAAGGTAGGGTTAGCTATATCAAACACTACCTGTGGGGCTTGTAATGGTAGTGGATACGATACAGTTTCCCCATTCCAAAACAGAGTAATAAATTTAGACTTAACAAGGCCAAACAGTCAGATACCACCCATACCGCCAGCAGGATATATTCAAAAGAATATAGAAATAGCTAATTTACTTAGGGATGCGGTTAAAAGTAACTTATACGAAGCCTTAGAGGCGGTTAATATGCAGTTCCTTTACAACGTACCAATAGATGAAAGCGGAATAGCTAAGCAATGGGATAGAGATGAAACGGATAACTTTGCGCACAAGGTGGCAGGGTTATTAAAATACGTACGTGAGAATGTAGCTTACTATACTTGTAATTTACGTTATGGTTTCTTAATTCAAGATGCAAAAACACGTGAAGAAATGTTACCTAAAATTAGTATTCCGCAAAAGTATGACTTAGTAAATAATGCTTTATTGATTGAAGAGTACAAACAGGCTAAAGAAGCAAATTTAAGTCCTGTTATTTTAGCGTCAATGGAAATGGAAATATCTTTAAAAAGATTCACGCATGATTCAGATGTAAGCAAATACACAATGTTAGTTTATAAGTTAGACCCTTTATATGGTGTGTCTGAAGATAACAAGATGATGCGTTTACAAAATAATGGTATCACAGAAAAAGACTATGTTATAAGTTCTAACATCCAAAAGTTTGTGCGTAAAGCATTGATAGAAGATGAGCCGTTTTCATTTAAAGGATATGCGGAACAAGTCGCAGTAATGAATAAATATGCAGATGAAGTAATGAAAGAAAATAGCATTAGTACAGATTTATTAGCACCTTTAGAAAATGGATTAGACACAACGCAAAACGGTAATCAGTTAGCGCAAAGTGTTGGTGGTTTAACAGGTATGATTGAAATTGTAAAAGCGGTTGCGAGTGGTGTTTATGATTTAGATGCAGCGGTTTCATTAGTTGCTCAAAGATTCGGAATAAGTGAAGATGAAGCACGTAAACAATTAGGAACGCCACAAATAATTCAATCAGAACAACAGGCAGACAAAGTAGCTACATTAACATAGAATGAGTAGTATTAAAAAAATAATTGATACTGTAGACAGTTCGATTAATGGATTTATGGACAAAGTGCCAACAATCCAAAAGAATATCTATAAAGAAATACTAACATTAACAAAAGATTTAAAGTTAGATGCTAAAGGTAATATCAAAAACACCATAGATAATTATCGTATTTTATCTCAATTGCGTATGCGGTTACGTAGAGTTATTTTTGACAAAGAATATATAAAAGCGTCTAAAGAACTGATTAAATCTTTTGATACTATTTCTGAAGTACAACAGTCTTATTTTTCTACTTTTGCAACATCTAAAAGCGCAACAACGCAAGAGATTTTAAACATTGTTAGACAGGATTCAATTGATAGAACAGCACTTTATTTAAGTGAGCAAGGAATAGATTTAAACATAATTTCAAAGGCTCAATCAATATTACAATCAAATATTACAAGTGGCGGTTCTTATGCTGAATTTCAGGAAGCAATGAAAGTATATATTAACGGGAACGCTAATAATTTAGGTGCTTTTGAAAGATACGCTAATACAATTGTAATAGATTCAATAAATACTTACTCACGTACCTATTCAACGATTATTACAGATGATTTAGGTTTGGAATGGTTTATGTATACTGGTTCTTTGTTGGAAACGTCTCGAGAATGGTGTAAACACATGGTAAAAAAGAAGTATGTACACCGTTCGGAGTTTGAAACTATTTTACACGGAAACATTGACGGTGTAGATATTTGTAGTAGTAAAATACCATGCAATGCAAAAACAAAACTACCAAACGGAATGAAAGCAGATACCAATACATCAAACATAACAAATTATGCAGGTGGTTGGAATTGCGGACACGCATTTTATGCCGTTGCAAAAGAAGCCGTACCTAAAAACATAAGAGATAAGTTTTAAAGGAAAATGTAGTTTCCAATTTACACAAAACAGATACAAAACTATTAATTAAATTTACACAAAATATTTTAAATGGCTAAGGATTTCATAGCAATAGACACAGAAAAAAACGTTTACGAATTTAGTGAGAAAGGAATAAACTCATTAAGAGAGTTACACAAAGCACAAAGAAAGACAGGATGGCAATACGGCTTAAAATCAGAAAAAAATAATTTACTGATGAAAGTTGTAACACCAAAAGAAGCGCAGGATGCAGTTAAAGAAAATGCATTATTGAAACAAAGAGTTGCTGAATTAGAGGCAATGAAAGATAAAAGAGGTGCTAAAACACAAAACGAGTCTGATAACACAGAAAAATAATTTATGAATAAACTTAAAACTTTATTCGACAGTTTGGCTAAAAAAGCAGGTGTCGATATTACAGATGAAAGCTATCTTAAAGCATTAGAAGCCATAAAAGACGTTGAGATTTCAGATGAAATTTCTACAAAATTGGAAAGCAATCTGTACGATATTGAAAGTGCAAAACAAAGCTACACATTAAAACAGCATTTTACAGCGTTGGGATTAAATGGAGTGGATGCACAACTTAAAGAAGCCTTAGAAGAGTTGATAGAAGATGAAAGTGTAAGGAATGAATTATTAGGTGTTAAATCAACTCCAGCACGTGTTAGAACGGCACTTGCAAAGATAAAAGAACTTGAAAACGCTAAGGCTAAAGCAGAGGGGAGAGGTGATGACGGAAAGGCTAAGAAAGCACAAGATGAAATTGATAGATTAGTAAACGAATTTAAAATAAAAGAAACTAACTATCTACAAGAAATTGAAAAAGAAAGAAGTTCTAAGTTTGCAGAAATTGAAAAACTACAACATAAGTTCTTTTTACAAGGTTTAGAATACGACAAAAGTAAAACAATAGAAGAAAATTTATTGTTAGCTGAATATCATATAAACAATGAGCTTTCCGCAAAGGGAGCTAAAAGAATATACAACATAGAAATTGGCAAATTCGAGCTGAAAAGGGCAGATGATACATCTCTCGATTATCTTGATGAACGCAACAACAAAACCTCTTACGAGGATTTCACAAAGGGAGTTTTACTCAATAAGAAACTTCTGGCAACGAATGACGGAACGCCACCAAAAAGCAATCCATTATTTGCACCAGACCCTACTAATAGCGGTCAACAGGTAGACTTTTCAGCATTCGACGACTTAAAAATACCATAGTATAGACCAATATTAGTATTCTAAGATTATTAACAATTTTAAATACTAAAAAAATGGCAAACGGTTTCGCACCTTATTTATTGCAGGATATAGCAAAGATTGCAAAGTCAGCAACTCCACAGAACAAAATAGAAATGCCGGGATTCTTGCAATCCTTGCTAACGGCTCATTCTTACGGTCAAAATAACATTAAATATGACCTCATGAATGGTCATTTTAATGCTGTACAGGTTAAGAAGAAAAAACGCTACACGGCAGCACAAACGGAAACAACTCCTTCATGTGAGATTACCAATGTAAACGGTTACACAGAGGATTCAGTAAGTGTAGCTAACTACCGACAAATTGCGGTTCACATCGAAGATGAAGTTATTGCAGCTTACGAAAAGGCGGCTTCAAATCCTGCAATGATAGGAAATGCAGCAGTAGTGGAAGAGTTTGCAATCGAAACTTTATTAGCAGCAAACGGATTAATGAGTGCAGTTAATAGCGACTTGTTAACTTTAGCTTTTGCGAATTTAGGTAAAAATAGACGTACAGGTTTAAATACAGCGTCTACAATCAACATCGGAAAAGATACAAACTTCAACTCATTAACGGATGGAGCAACACAGATTCTTTCTGACTACAAATTAAACAACATGAGTGGTAAGCCGATTGCAGTTGGTGCAGGTTTATTCAACAACTACATCATGCAACAAGCTGCTAAACAAGCTGCACAAAACGGATTAGATACACGTACACAGGCTGGCGGTTTTGATTTCTTCTATGATAATGAAGTAGAAACAATCGGAGACGTTAACGACCTATTGATTTACGAAAAAGATGCCGTACAATTAATCACTTATTTGAAATATCAAGGTTTCAAAAGACGTGATTTAGGAACTGCAATTTTCGATAACATCAAATTACCTTACACTACAATGACTGCAAACGGTGGTATTCAGGTTGCAGCATTACCTATTGACGTACAGTTTAAGTTTAACGATTGCGAAGCTGATTATACAGTTGATGGTGAAACAGAAACTTTACAAAAAGGTTGGAATATGATTTTATCTTCAAACTTCGGTTTGTGGACTATTCCAAGTACAGCCTACAGAACTGAAGACCCATTGACAGGAAACAGAGGTTCTTTATTGTACAACGTTACCAATGATTGTGATTCATGTGACGGTGGTTACTAAGATTTAAAAGATACTTTTATATGATATGTTTAGAAGGTTACATCGGCGTTGGAGTTAACTGTCAAACGGAAACATCCGTTAGTGGTAAATATTTAACAGACCTCGCTGGTGTTACCCTTCAAAACATAGATGCTGTTGCTAATCAAAATCAGTTATCGTTTTTAGGTGTATTTGCAGACGTACAGAAGAGAGCAATCTCACGTTTAAGTAAAGATGTGTTAGCGTATATGAAAACGCAGTATAACCTTAAAAAAGTTGTAAACACATACTTTACAAATGGAGAATTAGGTAGTACAACAAGTTCTTTGAATTTAAAACATGGTGTTAGGCTTCAGTCCTTTGAATGTGAAAGTGAATTACTTAGATTTCATGTAAGCAAAGTACATCTTTATGCTTTAGAAGTTAAAACGACTACTATTTATATTTATTCCGACAAGGTTTTGTTGTACAGTCAATCGTTAACGACTAAAGTAGGATGGAACGAGGTTTATATTAACAAGTCGTTTGATACTTTAGATATAGTGGTGGCTTATGATAGTTCCGTATTTGAAGACGTTAAAAAACTTGTATTTGATGATACTTTGTGTGATTGTATTTGTGATGACTGTGATGATGTCTTTAAACAGGCTATACAGTACGATACAATAGATGATATAGTACAAGTTAACAACACTTACGGTTTGAAAGTTGACGTGTCTTTAAGATGCTTATATGACTCGATTCTATGCGCTAATATAGATGTTTATTCAGATGCTTATTTGTATGCTTTAGGAATGGAATTAATGCGTGAGCGCATCTATTCAGATAGAGTAAACAGATTCACAACGGTAGACAAGAAACGTGCTGAAGAGTTATTGCAAATGTACACGACTGATTATACAGAGTTTTTACAAACGGCAAACGATTCTATTAGAATTGACAATGACTATTGTATAGAGTGTTTAGATGTTTCAGGAACTGAATATGTAATGCCATGATAGCGTTTAACAGCAACGGGAAAGAGGTTTTAGATGCAATAAAAGCAGATTTGCAAGGCAAAGCGAGTCCACAAGAAACGGATAAGTTAGTTCGGACTATTGCAAGTACATTGACAGGTATGATGAGAGATAGGGTACACGTGCAAGGCAAAGACGCTAACGAGAATCAAATAGGTACTTATTCACCTAAATACATGAAAGTGCGAACTAATGACTTTAAGAGTGCTAAGATTGTAAGAGGTGTAAATAAAGGTCAGGCACGAAAAAAGTATAACAGGACAAGCGATACAAAAGTTATTTTATCATTGACACGACAGATGGAAAATGATATGGCTATTTGTGAGCGTAACCCGATTAAAATACCATACGGTTATGCAATAGGCTACCAAAACGATTTTAACTTTGAAAAATTAACATGGTTAGAAAAGAAATATAAGAAGCAAATTTTAACTAAGCTATCAAAGAACGAAGAAGAAGTAAAAGACGAAATAGTAAACAATTATCTAAATGATAGAACAGTTAATTAAACTCGTAAACGATTCGATAAAAGAGAATGCACTCGTAAATAATTACGATGCTAACTTTTATGGATTAACAGAGTTAGTTCCTATCGAAGATAATGATACTGTGACTATGCAACCAAATGTAGTTAACGAGTTTGGAGAGTGCATTAAAATTGCTTTAGATAATACAGTTGGATTGCAAGTATATCACAGGTTAAACGACAAAACACCTGTTTATAAATCACAACAGTACGGAGAATCAAACAAAGAAATAACAGACAGTTACGGACTTTCAATGTTTGTTATCGGTAATAGAATAAAGTTAAAACAAGATAGTTCTACACTTTCACAATTTGTAACAAGTTCTATGCCTGATAAATTTAAGTTAGAAGGTCGTAGTGTAGCGAACCTAATTCAAAATAGAATAGATTACAACTCAAATCAGATAATAAATACAGAATTTGCAGACTATACAGGAATGCCTGATTTATTCATGTTTCGAGTTGATTATAATATAAGACATACGTACAGACGTAAATGTTTAGATGTATGCGAAACGATTTGTAAAAATTATTCATCAAATTAAATTTATAAAAAATGAGTGTTTATTATCCCGGCGCATCATGCGAATCAGAAGTACCTGAACACGTGTGCAACCCATGTTCAGAATTTGAAAAAGGTCGTGTACGTTCAGCGGCTTATATCCACAAAGACTATGTGTCAATTATACAGGCAACACCGAACGATACAGCGTTATGGCAGACAGGTATTGAAAGCAGTTTAATCCGTATCATTCCTGAAGTTAGCGGAACGTCAAACGGTGGTGAAAAGGTAGCAGGTGCAGGTTATGGCGACCAAAAAGAACAAGTAACAGGTAGAAACTATGTAGTAGCGTTTAAAGACCCTAATTACGTTGATAACTGTTCTTTCTTTACAGAACTTGAGCGTTCACGTGCATGGCATTTAGCTTACAAAACAGAAACATTATTGCATATTAGCGATAAGCCAATCTCTGTATTTACGAACAATGCCGTTACTGAAAACTTAGAAGAAGACGTTGTTTGGATGGTAGAAAATACATGGTTTCAAAAAGTACCTGTTTGTCCTATAGAAAGCCCTGAAAACATTTTTGATTGTTTCCAACTTAACGTATAGTGTTAAAAAAACATAAAAAAACAACGACCTTCAATGGTTTATGCTTTACTGTTACCGTTAACGGAGTGGCATTGGATTTGACTAATATAGAAATCAATGCTCACTTCCGTTTAGGTAGTAAAACAGGATGTAAGGTACATAAATTTAGTGAAGGCAATGGTATTGAAATAACAGATGCCGTAAACGGTCAATTCTCATTACTGGAAAATGAGGTTATTAATTGGGAAGTAGGTGATTGGTATTTTGATATTAAGTTCACATGGTTAACAGGTCGTGTTGAAATATACTATGAAAATATTTTACCCGTTGTTCAAAATGTGACGCAATGAGTGATACTATAAATATAGAGGTGATAGAACAATGTGAAAACGTAACCATTGTAGTATCTGAATGTGGTGGCGGTGGTGGCGGTGGAACGTGGGGTTCTATCACAGGAATTTTATCAAATCAAACAGACTTACAAACTGCTTTAAATGGCAAGGTAGATGAAAACGCAGCCATTACGGGTGCAACAAAAACAAAGATTACTTACGATAGTAAAGGACTTGTAACCGTTGGATCAGATGCGTCACTCGCAGAATTGACAGATGACGTAACCCACAGAACTGTAACCGATACACAGATAGCTACATGGAACGCTTTAATAGGGGGTTCTGTGTTTCAGTCAGTTTGGAATGCAACTACAAATATACCTGCATTGGCGAGTGGTGTTGGAACAAAAGGCTATTACTATATCGTGAACGTTGCGGGCAGTACGAACTTAGATGGTATTACAGATTGGAAGATTGGTGACTGGGCAATATATGATGGAACGGTGTGGCGGAAGGTAGATAATACAGATGCAGTTAGTTCTGTTAATAGCTTAACAGGTGCGGTTAGTTTAGATACATCTAATGTCCCAGATACCTTAAATAAAAGGTATGTGACAGATGCACAGCTTGTAGTAATAGGAAATACATCAGGAACGAATAGCGGTAATGAAACGGCTTCTACTTTAGGCGCAACGATTAATGGAGCTTCTGCTGCAATACCAAACGATACAGACTTAGTAGCAACGGCAGAAAATGCAGGACTTCTTAAAAAGATTACTTGGACAAATGTAAAGGCGTTTTTAAAGACATATTTTGATACTATCTATCAAACTGTATTAATTTCGGGTACTTCGATAAAAACTATTAATTCAACATCGTTACTCGGTGCGGGCGATATATCTATAACTCCAAATGCAACACATACGGGCGAGGTTACGGGTACAACGGCTTTAACTGTTGATAAAACTGCAATTACAAACAAGACGGCAGTAACGATTGATACGGCTGATTATGTTTTAATTTCAGATAGTTCCGATTCTGGCAATCTTAAAAAAGGATTAGTTTCTGATTTAGGTGGGTTTGATGACGGGGATTTCACATTGGTAGCATCTTTTAAATCACTATACAATTATTAAATTATGGCAAACGTAAAAATAAATTCAAACAACTACGATAATAAGCTGATAGATTGGAAGAACTCAGCAACTAACAGAAGTGACTTATTATACTTTGTCACGGATGAGTTGAACGAGAAAGACATTCAGCAATTAGCTTGGAAAAAGGGTTTAATCATAAAGATTGAAACGATAGGATTCCTAAGTAAAATAACATTTTTAGACATTTTAATATAATATTATGGCATTAGCAGCTAAGAATATCCCTGTTGTGGCAAACGTACCTAATGGCGGTGTTGCATTAATTGCAGCATCAGCCAATACGGTTACATTAGGTAGTAATACAAACGGCGCAACGGCATACACAGCAGGGACAGCAGGTGGTCGTGTAATGAGTTTAACGGCAGTTACAGATGATACGGTTACTGTAAATGTATTCGTGTACATTTATCGTGGCACTACTGTTATCCCTTTGGGATTGGTAAATGTACCATTATCATCAGGAAACACGAATGCCGCACGTTTTAACGTAGACTTTTTGGATGGTATTAATATAGTTGGTTTGCCGATTGATAATACAGGTAAGCGTTATATACCACTCATGCCAAACGATGTCTTAAAAGTAGGTGCATTAGCGAACTTAACGGCAGCAAAAACTTGTTGGGTATCAGCACACGGTAACGATTATCAATAATGAATGGACTTTACAACGGTTTAGATAACGGACTTACCAAAGGTGAGTTTAACGGTTTATTAGACGGTTCTAAAAATGGTATGTTTGATAATGAAACTGTAATTAAAAAAGATGTTATTCAGGAAGGATTACAGCTGTATTTAGACTTCTCAAATCCAAAATGTTATAATTTCGGACAGGGGCAAATAGGTAATACTATTTCTAATTTAGTTAAGGGTAACACTAAAAAATTAACTATTGGAAATTCAACGGGTAGAACAACTGCAAATGCGCCGTATGTTCAATATAATCCTAACGCTTATTGGAATAACTACACATTAAACGGTGTAGGTCAAAGCTATCTTACGTCACCTAATAATACTGATTTTGATATAGGTTTAAATGGCTTAACGGTTTCAATGTGGGTTAATACGGTAACTACATTAGCGGATTTTGATATTTTTATATGTAAGACATTGGCGGGTTCTGTTACTGGAAGGTGGCAGTTTATGTCAAGACTTCCTATGCAGTTGGCTTTTTTAATACAAACATCTGCTGGAATAACTAGTATAAGCAGTGGAAATGATGCTCTTGTTATAGGTAAATGGCAATACATAACAGTAGTATTTAATCGTATAACGGGAATTAAATTATACGTTAATAATGTAGAACTTCAGGCATTTTCAATAAATACGGTAGGTGAGAATTTAACAGTAAACAGACCTTTTAGGGTTGGTACACATAGCGATAATATAGGTATTAGTACAAGATTTAAAACAAATTATATCACATTGTATAATAGGGCGTTATCATCAGATGAATTGACTTATAATTACAACACTACTAAAGCATTTATGAAATTATGACAATAACGCTTATCATATTATCGGTAGTGTTTTCTATTCTTAGCGGAATAAGTAAAGCTGTAATGGATTTAAGTGAGGAGTCTAAAATTAAAGGCAATCCTTTGTTTTGGCATAAGAATAAATCATGGCAGAATAAATGGAAAAATGGGGATAAAAAACAAGGTGAAAAATTCTTTGGCAGTTCACGTTGGTTTGTACTTTTTACAGATGCATGGCACTTGTTTGGAGTTCTTTTTAGAGCGTTTTACGCTAAAGTATATATTTGTATAGGTTTACTAATTTCTATTGATATTTGGTACACGTTTGGCGTTTTGGTTGCTTATGTAATCTTCGCTACAACATTTCATATTTTTCATTCATACAAAATTTTAAGAAAATGAGCATTTCAAAAAACAAGAAAATAGCATGGGCTGTATTCTTTGCACTTATAGCAATCGCTGCAACAATTTCAGTAATCATTTTAAATTAAGAAACATGACACCATTAAAAATTATGTTAATCGGATTTTCAGGGTTTATTTTTTTTAAGTTATTAAACTTTAGAATAAGCGGTCGTAAATCAAAATACTCTCCTAAGAGTTTCAATTTTAAATATTGGATTGCAGACAGAGGTAATTGGAACGATATACTATTAGGTTTTTTAACTTTTGGAGTTATTGCACGTTACAAAGAAAGTTTATTTTTTGCATTTCCTGAAAATACATTTGTAAAATTCTTATTACCATTTAAAGATGAAGAGTTCTTTTATTTTGTAATAGGATTTTTAATTACATTTATAATGATGGGTTTTAGAATGTTGCTTTACAAAATAAAAGCTATTACTAAAATAAAAGAAGAAAGTATTAAAGAATAAATAACCGTCATTCCCTTAGAAACATAAGCCCTATGAACCTAAAGGACAAAAAAATGGAAAACACTTTTACAATGGAACAAGAATTTCACGAATTGAAAAATAAAGTGGATGAAATACATAGAATCTTGCTCGGTAACGAACACGAGCAAGAAGTTGGTATTCATTCACGAGTAAAAATAATTGAAGTCGAAATTAAGGCATTACAAGAATGGAAACAACGAATAACATACTTTGCTTACGGAATGATTATACCAGCTTCTTACGGTGTATTTGACGTTATAAAGTCGCTATTGCAAGTTATAGGTAAATAGTTATTTAATCCAATAAATCATACTTGCCTTATCTCTAACTTCATAGTTAAGTTTTCCGTCTTGTCTTAATTGACGTAACTCTCTCAAAAGAGTGTCAGGATAAAACCATTCAAATTTAGTTTCTTTTTGAACGAATTTTATTAATTGCGGTGACGTAAAGTTTTTACAAGATTTTTTTTGTTTAAAGAACTTCAGAATAGCTTTTCTGAATTGTTCTGCACGTGTTTTTTGCATGGTGTGTGTTTTATTTGTTTTCTAAAAAATCTATTTTTTGTTTAGTATTAAGCTCTTTGTTATACTCAAGCTCAAGTCTAACACTTTCTAAAATTGCCTGTGATGTGCGAGATATTTCTCTTGCTAC